TCATAAGTAAAAAATAACGAACGAATTGGACGCAATTGTAGTAAATTTGTTTTTGAAGTTGAAATTATGAAGAAGTAAATGTTAATCTCTTTACTTTTCATGGGTGATGATATAACAGAGTAGTTATATCGTTAACTCTCTCGCTAAATAATTTCAATTACAAGGTATGCTCTTACGCTTAGGCGACGAGCATTCTTGAAATGTAATTTCATTATAAGCGAGATTAACGAGAAGAACGATAAATTATTAATTTTCTTAATTATCATTTTTTATGATATTATTATACCACAAGTTTATCAAAAATGCAAGAATTGTTTTTTGAAGGTGTATGATTTTGTGGTTAGAAGTAGGATAGATGTATGAGAAAATATTTTATTTTTGTAATTTATGTAATAAAAAATCTTTATTTTCTTCGTTTGAGGTGTTTGCGATAGTCGCTCCAGTAGGATTGTTCCTTTGCTCTTTCACGTTCCTGTCTTTTTATCGCGCTCTTGAGTTTACGCTTTCGTTTGGCAGTGGGTTTCTCATAGTATTCAAGTTCCCGAACTCTATCTTTGATACCTGCATTTTCACATTTCTTTCGAAAAATCCTTAAAGCTTTCTCAAAAGACATATTCTTAGTGTTAATACTAGGCATCTATAGCAGTATCTCCCACACGATGAAATGTCCAACCTCTCTTTCGAAGATAGTTAATTTGCGAACGAATAGAACTACCAGACCGATTCAGTTGGCTGGCAATAATATTCATAGGTATTAAGTTATAGTTATCTTTCAAATAGTTTCTTTCCTTGTCTGTCCATTTCTTACTCATCTATATATTATACAAAATTTTGAAGCAAATGTCAAGAACTATTTTTAACTGTGTTGAAAAAATATCTTGACTTTTGGTTGTTGGCGGTGTATAATATACTAATGGAGAATAATTATGACAGACATTGATTTCGCTTTCATAATCATACTTGGGGCAAGCTGTTGGCTGTCTTATCAGTATGGCAAAAAAGAAGGCATAGGAATAACACTAGAGTACATGCGTGAGCAGGGTAAGATAGATTTCGAAGATTAGAAAAATAATTCTTGACATTCGGTGTAAAATTTAGTATAATATAGTAAATAGGTGAAATGGTTTCACCTATGTTTTAACGCGTCTATACCGAGAGGGTAGACAATTATTACCGAAAGGAATTAGGAGAAAATTATGAGTATTGATTTAAGTAAATTTTGGCTTGGTTTGGATATGCCCAGTATACCACAGTATACAGAAACAGGATATCCAAGATATAATGTAATTGAAAGTAAAGGCAACTATCGTATTGAAGTCGCAGTGCCAGGCTGGAAGAAAGAAGAACTGGAGATAATCGCAGATGGCGAAGAACTCCATATCGCAGGGAAAAAAGAGCAGAAACTAGAAGTGAATGAAAAGTTTGTTCACCAAGGGTTAAGTCTAAAGTCTTTTGATAGAAGGTTTATTCTCAATCCAGACTTACAAGTAGAGAAAGTTAATCTACAAGACGGGTTACTAACAATCGCTTTGTCTAGAACTCCCAATTCCAAGAGGAAAATCTTGGAGATTGATTAGTGAAATATGTTGAGTATTTTAGACAGGAAATATGTAGCGATGGAGAGGTATGTGAAGCAATAACAACACTATTATTGCTTGGCTTTGTAGGTAGCATATTAGTTACGTGCATAGGCTCTCTAACATAAACTTGTCAAACATTGTAAGTGCCTCCCTATAAGAGGCACTTCTTATTTAGGAGAAAATATTGAATACAAGTATGGAGGGTTTATCCCTCATTAAAAAATTTGAAGGGTGTGAATTAGAAGCATATCAATGTTCAGCAGGTGTCTGGACAATAGGTTATGGTCATACAAAAGGAGTTGCACCAGGCGACTCAGTATCACAAGAACAAGCAGAACAAATGTTAGTTGATGAACTACATGAGTATGAAAGTTATGTCAATGAATATGTAACTGTAGCTCTATCCCAAAACCAGTTTGATGCCCTAGTATCATGGGTATACAATCTCGGCCCAGCAAACCTAAAAGCGTCTACAATGCTAAAAGTTTTAAATTCAGGCGAGTACGAAGATGTACCAGCGCAAATGAAAAGATGGAACAAAGCAGGAGGAAAAGTCTTAGAAGGGCTTATTCGTAGACGAGAAGCAGAGGCTTGTCTTTTTCAAGGCAAGGAATGGTTTGAAATTTAAAATATCAAAAGAGTTATTAATGTTAGCAGGGCAAGAAGCAGCTAGAAGAGGAATGACTCTTGAAGAATACATAGAAGAATTTATAGGAATATTAAATGAAGAAAAAGCTAAAGGAAATATGGCTCTGGATAGTAAGTTTATTTCAGACGCGTTACAATCTGACAGTAAGTTATAATTCTACTTACGGAGATGCGGACGACCAAAACTTTATAGTAGCAAAATTCTATGCAAAACAAGAAAAATATTTAAAGTTTAAAACTCATGATGGAGAGATTGTAGAACTAAGAGGAGCCGAAGGACTAAATTATAGAATACAAGAACTATGAGAAATCCTTTAAAACAGTATGAAAATACAAAAGAATGGAAAGATACTTCAGATGGTTGGGTAAAAACTATGACTCAATCAAAAGAAAACAAAGAGGAGTATCAAAGATACGCAAGAAAAAGAAAAAGTCCAATACCTTATAGGGATTGGTTAAGGAACAAAAGATGAATCAATTTTTTATAGGAATTATTATAGTGCTAGGACTAGGTGGATATTGGTTATACCAAGAGAATGTCACCCTTAAAGCAAATAACCTAGCATTAGAGGGAGCAGTTGCTACTCAACAAGAAGCATTAGACACAATGCAAAATGATTTTGCTTTACAAACTACACAATTGAACGAGATGACAATAAAAAGTCAAGCCGCTCAAAGAGAACTGAATAGATATTCAGAATTTATAAGAAACTACGAACTGAGTGCCAAAATAATGGGTGACCCAGTCGAAATGCAAAGGAAAATAAATAATGGAACAAAACATATTATGGAAGAAATCGAAAAACTCAGCGTTATTGTTGATGACCTTGACGATGGTCTCCAATTGCAGTCTCCTCCCAACGAGGACATTAGAGGTTAAAGCTAAACCGATAGAGAGAACAATAGTTCAACCTATCATGCCTCGCGAGATAGACTTAAGAGAAGTTAGGTGGTTGACTATCACACCAGAAAACTTTGAAGAACAATTCGCTATAATTGAGGAACAAGAAGGAGAATTAGTATTTCTCGCTATGACTATTCCTGATTATGAAACAATGGCATATAATATGCAGGAACTAAAAAGATATATTACAGAACTAAAAGATGTAGTAGTATATTATAGAAAGGTGACCACAGAAGATGTTTCAGTATCTAAAGAACCTAATTGATTTATGGGGATTACACAAAGACTCAGAATGGTTTGAAAAGAACCCTGCTGCACAAGCACGGTTTGAAGATGTAGAAGATTGGTGTGAGGAATTAGAAGATAGAGTAATAGAAGTAGAAGACCTTGCTCACCCAAAGTGTGGACTTGAAGGGTTTGATGGATATAAACCCTTAATTGATAGAATAGAAAAATTAGAAATAGTAGTAGGAAGCTTAAAGAAAAATGATAGATAGTCAAAAACTAATAGACCTTTTAGATAAAGGTATAGTTGAAATACAGTTTAAAAGTTTAAAAAGTAATAAAACTCATAGTCGTGAGTATACAACTCACAATAGTTTTATGCCAAGTTTAAAAAGTCAATCAGACACATCTGATAAAATTATTTGTTATGATGTGGAGTTTGAAAAAGTAGAGGATATAGATGTATCTACAATAGAGAAGTATATACCTCTGCAGCGGCTGTCGTAAGACAGAATAGGATAGGAAAATGTTAGAATTTATACAATGGATTATTGTTTTTGTAAAGATAATCCCATGGCTAGTGTTTGTAGCTTCTTTAATAGCAGCACTAACACCAACACCCATTGATGATAATTGGGTAAAGAAGGCCTATAAAGTCTTAGATTGGGTTGCCCTGAATGTGGGTAAAGCAAAGGATAAATAATGGCAAATATTGAAACCGATAACGCCAGAAACGAAGTCCAAATTGACCTAGATAAATATATGAAGCTAGTCGATAAACTCGACGCAGCAGAAGATTTAATAGAAAAGATGAAGGAAGACCGAGCTCGTATGAAGCCTGGTAAGCGTAAGTTTATGGACTTATTTTTAGACCATAACGATATAAATGAAAAAGCTATCATAGGGTTTATTTCATTCTTTTTAATGACAGTATTCGGAATCTGTGATTTAGTTACTGCATTTATGGGTCAAGACTTAGTAATATCAGATACTATATACACTTCATTCGTTATAGTAACCTTAGGAGCATTTGGAATTTCAGAGGCTGGAAAAGCCTTTGGTAGCAAATAAAAATAATACTTGACAAATGGTTAAATTTTCTATATAATATATAATATGAATTTATTTTATTTAGATGAAGATTTAGACAAATGTGCTGAATACCATGTAGACAAGCATATAGTAAAAATGCCTCTTGAGGCGGCACAACTATTATGCACAGCTATATGGGTTGATGAAGTATTAGGATTTACTCCTAGAGCGCTTAACGCAGAAGAAAGAGAAGCCCTCAATTCAAGAAAGTCAGAAATCAAACATCTTCCTCTAGAGGA